GTAGCGAGGGTCATGGCGTTTAGCTCCTGAGTTATTAGGGTGATTAAAAGCGAACGACGAAGTGGGTGGCGGTCGGGTCTTCGAAGCCGTTTTTGAGGCCTTTTACCAGGCCACCGGACTTATTCACAAGACCGGTGCGGCCTTCTTCGAAGCAAGCCGCGAAGCGGCTCATCGCCACCTGGCGAACGGTCTGCTTTCCGTTGTCGCTGACTTCTAAGAACACAACTGCGACTTCTTGAATGCCCGCTGCCGATGCCTTTGCTTCTGCTTCGCGGATTGAGCGGATCAGCGCGGCTTTGGTGGTTTTCTGGATCATGGCGTTTAGCTCCTGAAGGTCAGTCAATCGGTACAACGTGAGAGAATTCTAACCTGGCGCTAAATCTCCAGGCAACAACTTTTACATCACTTTTGTGAACTTTCTGAATATCTTTTGAGAATCAACAACTTACGATGGCGACACCTACACTAGATGTCGCTAAGATACGCGCGATACCGCCATCAAACCTAAGCCCGCCAATGATCTCAGCCCTTCTCGCCAAGCTTTTCCGTCGCGCTAAGACGCAACCCGCCACATCGGAAGAACAGAAGAATCGCGAGGCGCTGACGGTTGATCCTCTCGATCCCATCAGCAAGCGCAAGGACTGGCGCGATCACGAACCGACCTTCAAGCTGCGCGGCGTCAGCGACTTCGCTGTGTTTGACGGCTTCGCGGGCGAAGGCTCTGTTACCACGGCCAAGATGATCGGTGACGCCGCGCTGAAGCTGCGGACGGACGGCGCGATCATGGACGACGATGGCACCGGTATGCTCAAGGCCGGTCCGTCTGAGTACACTGTTCCGGTCGGTCTGCAAAGCTGGTACATGGCCCAAGGGTTCATCGGCTACCAGGCGTGCGCGATTATCGCCCAACACTGGCTGGTGGACAAAGCCTGCTCGATGGCAGGCGAGGATGCCGCGCGTAACGGCTGGGTCATCAAGGCGCGTGGCGGCGACGACCTGGACGACGAGGCGCACGACCGTCTCATTGAGGCCGACAAGAAGTTCAAGGTCAAAGAGAACCTGATTGAGCTCAACCGGTTCAAGAACATATTTGGCATCCGCGTGGCCATCTTCAAGGTGGATTCGGATGACCCGCTGTATTACGAGAAGCCGTTCAACATTGACGGAGTCACTAAGGATTCCTATCAAGGCATCTCGCAGATCGATCCGTACTGGATGATGCCGGTGATGACGACGAAGGGCACCAGCGATCCTTCCTCCATCGGCTTCTACGATCCTGAATTCTGGGTCATCAGCGGCAAGAAGTATCACAAGTCGCACCTGTGTATCGTTCGCGGTCCGCAGCCCGCCGACATCCTGAAGCCAACGTACATTTTCGGCGGCGTATCGCTCTGCCAGCGCATCTACGAACGTGTGTATGCCGCAGAGCGGACCGCGAACGAAGCGCCGTTGATGGCGATGTCGAAGCGCACGATGGCGATCCACGCCGATCTCGACAAGGTCATGGCTGACCAGGACGCCTTCGAGCAACGCCTGCTGACGTGGATCCGGTATCGCGACAACCACGGCGTGAAGGTGCTGGGAAAGGAAGAGGCGATGGAGCAGTTCGACACTAATATGTCGGACTTCGATTCGATCATCATGAACCAATATCAGCTGGTCGCGGCAATCGCTCGCGTGCCGGCGACGAAGCTGCTGGGAACCTCTCCGAAGGGGTTCAACGCCACTGGCGAATTCGAGATGAAGAGCTATCACGAGGAACTGGAATCGACCCAGGAACACGTGATGATGCCGATGCTTGAACGACATTACGACATCCTCGTGCGCAGCGAAGGAATCGACACTGATGTTGAAGTGGTCTGCAACTCCGTCGATTCGATGACGGCGAAGGAGCGCGCAGAACTGAACGACATGAAGGCGAAGACCGGCACCGAACTCATCAACAACGGCTCGCTGTCGCCTGACGAAGAGCGCAACCGGATTCGCGATGATGAGCACAGCGGGTACAATCGTCTGCAAGACGACGATGCAGCCGCGACTCCTGGCATGTCTCCTGAGAACGTCGCTGCGCTGCAGAAGGCTGGCTCAGAAGAAGCGAAGGCCAACGCGGAACAAACAGAGGCCAATGCCGGTGCGATCAAGGCCAAACCGGGCGAACCCGGCTCCGAAGAGGACACGTTTGAAGGCGGTCAAGCGATTACGGGCGGAACCCTGCAGGCGTTGATTCCTACGATCCTGCAGGGATTAGTGTCTTCTAAGTCAAAAACGGACCCGATGCAGGCGTTGGTTCTACTTTTGGCGCACTCGATCATGGGCCAGCAAGGCCAACAGGCCGGTCCGGCAATCCAAGGCACGAGGCCTGGCACCAGTCCGACTGCGCGAGCCAGCGTTGCGCCTTCTAGCCAGCGCGCTGGTGATGGTAAGATCGTTGGCACGATGCCGACGAAGAAGCTGCCCAAGATGCGTCTGGACGGCCTGAACATCTGCATCGAAAATCCGCGCGGCACGGTTCGTGAGGGGATGAACATGGACGGTTCAGAGTGGTCGGTCCAGATGCCGGATCACTACGGCTTCATCAAGGGATACGAAGGCGCGGACGGCGACGAAGTGGATTGCTTCATCGGTCCCAACGCACGCGCCAAAGACGTTTTCGTGATCGCTCAAAAAGACTCCGAAGGTTCATTTGACGAGTACAAGTGCATGATCGGATACGACGACGAGAAGTCAGCAGTGGACGCGTACCACGCGGCTCATGACGACACGTTCGAAGGGTATGACTCGTGCCAGAAGATGTCCATGGACGACTTCAAATCCTGGCTGGAAGCGGGCGACTGCGCAAACGCTCCTGTCGCTTCTGCTTAACTCAAACTTTACGGAGGACTAAATGGACATCCAAGGACTCATAACAGCCCTGAAGGCAACGGCGATGACCGGCGCGCAGATCAACGCGCTGGACAACAGCTACCTCTGCCAGAATCCGGCCATTGCCGTCCAGCAAATTCGCGCGCTCGGAGTTCAATTGACGGTCACCACGGACGGCAGCGGTGACGCACTGTACAAAGTAGCGACCTGATGGCCTTTAAAGCATCCAAGGCACGCCAGCGGCGAGCGCCTGAACCCGTATCAAAGGGCAAGCCGATCGGACCCAGCGCGGCCATTCGTTCGTGGTACGAATCGGCAATGAACTCTGTTGTCGCGGCCATGCTCCAGGACTATCGCGATCAGGTGCGCGAGGCTCTGGAGCACCCGGAAGTCGAAGAGTTCTATGCGGAGGATGCCGCTGACTCCGTATTCCAGCGGGTCATGCGCCGCCTGAATAAGAAGTGGTCCGAAGTGTTCACGGGGTTCGCGCAGAAGTACGCCGCAGCCTTCGTTGAACGCGTCGATGAATACTCAAAGTCGTCTGTGTTTTTCAGTCTGTCTGCGGCTGGTGTAAACCAGCCTACGATGACCTATAATAAGAACGTCGCCGCGACTCTCGGAGCGTCCAAGGACTTCAATCACACGCTGATCACGAACGTCCAGAAGGAAGTGCACGAGAAGATTTACAGCGCTGTTATGCTCTCCTTAACATCTCCGAATCCGGAAGAGCAAGGTGCATCTGGCATACAGAACGCGTTGCGGGAGGTCGGAACTTTCGCCAAAAAGCGCGTGGATCTTATCACGCGCGATCAAACCAGCAAGTTGTATAGCGCTTTGTCGGATGAGCGTCTGCGACAAAACGGCGTAGACCATTTTGAGTGGATGCACTCGTCGGCAGGGAAGGTGCCGCGCCAAACGCACTTGGACAAGGACGGCAAGGTTTTTGCCTTGGACGATCCTGAACTCTGGACGGGTCCGAAGGCAGACCAAGGCCCGCCAGGATGGGCGATCAACTGCCGCTGTCGCAAGCGGCCTATCATCGGCTACAGAGACGATGACGAGCAATAGACCACTTGAAGTAGAGCGAGAAGACCAACCGGGTGGCAACGTCGTGTAGTCCTGACGTTTTTGATTACTTTGATCGGAGTCCTATGCAATGGAACAAATCGTACAAGCACAGCCGCGCAGCACTACTCTTCGCGAACGCTTGATTGACGTGATCGAGTTCGTGGAAAGTCTTCCGCTTCTCCGTCCACGTTGGGCCGCTTTCGATGTAGCGATAGTGGTGCTGATGTTCTGGTCGTAACAAAGTTGCCGCGACCT